AAGATTATGATAAATGGAATATCCCAACCAAACTAATCACAATAACATACAACGATAAAACAATAGAAAGTTATGAATAAAGAACAAAACAAATTTCATCTGGTTTATGTGACTGAAGAGGACATAAAGAATGAAACAAAAAAATTAGTAACAGAAATCACAGAAGATAAAGTTTCAATCTTTTCTTTTAAAGGTGAGAATTTATATGAAACTGGTTGCGGTCATAATTTTGTATATGGATTCTATACCGAATATATTACCAAAACTGGATTACGTGCTACTCAATACGCATCAGGTCTTTGGAATATTGGTTCTGATGATTATAAATGGAAAAATGAGGAATTTATTATAATTCCAAAAGCTGAGAGTCATCCGATTGATTGGGACTCACTTTCTTTTCCAATTGTTAAAAATGTAAGTGCTAAAACAATTGCTAGTGAATTACAAAGTTTTAAACCAAAACAATAGAAAGTTATGAGTAAAGAACAACAAGAATTATTGGATGAGGTTTATGTGAATTACACAAAAGTGTTAATAGGTTCTATTACTTTCTCGGAAAGAGAAAAACATTTCAAATCAAATGGACTAGAATTTAACTCAGGTTATCCAAATTATATTCATCATACACAAGAAGAATTCATCAACAAATGTAAAACCGATACAGAGTTTTCTGAAAGGTGGGGATTAAAGATTGAAGAACGAACAACATTGGAACAAGTAGATCAAACCAACCCAGTACTCAAAGGAAGTACAACACTATATCCACGAAAACTAATCACAATAACATACAACGATACTAAATTAGAAAGTTATGAATAAAAGAAGAGACCAAATAGAATCACTATTAAATATGGAAGACCCAATAACAAAACAAAATTGGATGGGTTGGGATAAAGGAGACTGTTCAGAAGTAGGGTTGTGCGAAATCCTATTAGCACAACTTATCAGAGAACATAAACAAGAGAATGGTGAGTGGTATGATACCGATTACGATAAAATAAAATTAAGATATGAATAATTTAGATAAACGATACACAGATTTATTACAGGACATTTTAGATAATGGTACCCGTAAAATGGATCGTACAGGAACTGGAACCATTTCAGTATTCGGTAGACAAATCCGTCACGATATGAAAACAGGATTTCCTTTACTTACAACTAAAAAATTACATTTTAAATCAATAGTAACGGAATTGTTATGGTTTTTGAGAGGTGATACAAATATTAAGTACTTAGTTGATAATGGTTGTAATATTTGGAATGGTGATGCTTATAAGAATTATGAAAAATCTATAATTCAATCTCATAAGGAAAACGGATTAGAGGGATTTGAATATCTCAATAAAGAAAGTTTTATAGAACGAATCGAAATCGATAATGAGTTTGCTAAAAAGTGGGGTGATTTAGGTCCAATTTATGGTAAGCAATGGAGAAAGTGGGAGTGTAATTACACTACAGACGGGGCTGATTATAATTCTTATAATGATTGGAATGAAATAGACCAAATCGCAAACTCAATCAATCTACTTAAAACAGACCCAGATTCAAGACGTAATAGAGTTAATGCTTGGAACGTTGGTGAATTAGACCAAATGGTTCTTCCTCCTTGTCATACTGATTTTCAATTTTTTACAAGAGAGTTGAGTATGGAAGAGAGGCTTAAGTTATGTAATATAGATATTGATATGGATATTGATGAAGCTATTAAAAGAGATGATAGAGACATTATAAAGAAATACCTAGACTATACTAATACTCCAACCAGAGCAATCTCTTTAATGTGGAATCAGCGTTCAGTAGATACATTTTTAGGTTTACCATTCAACATTGCTTCTTATGGATTATTACTTGAAATCATTGCTAAAGAAGTTAATATGGTACCTGATGAATTGATTGGTAACTTAGGTGATACTCATTTATATTCAAATCATGTTGAGCAAGCTAAAGAACAAATAACAAGAGAATCATATTCATTACCAACCATAACATTACCATCATCATTACAACCTAATAGTGGTAACTGGGATAAATTAGTATTTGAAGATTTTTATTTAAATGATTATCAATCGCACCCATCAATTAAAGCACCATTATCAAATTAAAATATATTATGGATAAAATAAAAGAAAATAATATCAAATACTCACCAGAAGAAAGGTTAGAGTTGTTAAAAATTGCAATGGGTAAAAATGGATATGAAATGGCAATAAAAGATTTGGCACCTCTTGAAGGAGGTTTAAGCGAATATTATGAAATATATAAAATACCCTACTATAAAAAATGAAATTAAATTCAAATATTCCATCCTTTAAAGGATTTGTTAAAAAATCTTATTTTACTAAAAATGAAGAAGACGCAAACGATTATTATGGTGTTTACATTTTCGGTATTCAATCTTGTGGTGGTCAAATACTTACTTTTCACGTTATGACTGATACTGGTATGTTAAGAAGTAGGGTACCATTATCCGAAATCTACACAAAAATTCCAACCAATGATATCCCCTTCAATTTTAAACAATTGTGGGATTGTTTTAGTGAGAACGTTTCTGTAATTGAATATGATTTTTTAGCATTTCACAGGGCTCAGATAGTATTAAGAGACGGGACAAAAGTTTGGGGGACATATATGTTTACTGTCGATTGGTATAATAACCCATATAGCGATGAACCATCTGATTATAAATGTGGACATATATTTGAGTCAGATGAGGGGTATTTATTATGTCAACCAAACAATAGACTTTTTTGGAGGGATAGTAATTGGGTTACCAAATCACTTCCTGAAGATTTAAAACAATTTAAAGTTGATACAGAGTCAATATCGGTTGAAAACCAATCTGATAGATGGGTGACTGAAGATAGTAATTCATTTTACTACGATATCAAAGAAAAATAATGATTAGAATTTTAACTTTATTAATATTACTTATGATGGGCTCGTGTAAAAAAGACGAGTTCATCCCTAGTAATACCATCACAACACCTAAAGTTATTGAAATAAAAAAGGAGGGAAAAGTCCCTCCAAAAAAAAGAAAATTTAAGTTATTTAAAAGAAAGAGATATAAAACTTTAAAATACTACTCGAAAACTTCTTAATCAAATGATTAACTTTATCTATTTCAATTTCAAACCCTTCAGATTTCATATATTTTAAGACTCCTTGAATCATTTTATTTTTGGCTTCATCCGCCATTTCTAAAACTTCTTGAAAATCTTCATTATCTTCTTGATTTTCACCATAATATCTATCAATCCATTCTCTACCTGAATATAAAAATGGTTGGGATTGAAACATATTAACAGGTCCGGCCTCTCTTAATTTATTTAAAAACTTTCTTAAAAATCTCCAATCAAAGTTATTAAATATTTCAGGATTCTTATTGAAAAAATCGTATTCGGAGGTGCTACCTGCTTGTTCTTCAAGAGTTTCTTGGGCAATTTTAACCCAACTGTCCGTAATTGATATTAAACCTAATGTACTATCATTATCCCAATTAACATTAATAATCTCACTATTATCTTCAAAAGGGTCTCTAACGACACTTCTAACGGTTCCTGTTGTCATAGGAGGTACTGAAGTCTCACCATCCATATGAAGACACATGATTCTATCACCTTTAACTAATTTTGGATTTAACTCTTTCTTTGATTTACTCATAACAATAAATATCTTTAGTATATTTATAATTATATGGATTTTTTAATTAACGAATCTCAACTGAGAATTATTTTACAAGAACAAGACCAATCAAAGATGAGTGATTACATGAAAGAATTGTATTCATTTACAAGTAATCTTGTTAACAAGGCGAAAAAGACTTATGGTTTGAACCTAAAGTTACTTTTAACTTGGGGATCGTCTGTTGGTGGTTTAGTTATGCCACTAAATAACTTTATAAGAACAGGAAGATTTGAATTAACAGATGACCAAGCGACTTTAATCTTAATTGGCGTTGCATGTACATATTTCTACGATAACGTAAAAACTCTTAAAACAATTTTAACCAAAATTAAAGAAGAAGGTTTAGAAGATACATTTAAAGAAGTTTTAATTAAATCAAGAAATTTAAGAGATTCATTTTTTAATTTTATGAAATCTGCCAATGTTACTTTAGGGTCAACATTAGAATTAGTGACGTATTCGTTTTTAATTCCAATTATCACAGATATTCAATCCGCAATCACGGAAGGTAGTGATATACAAACAACCGCAATGACAATTGCAAAAAGATTAGTTGCCTCAGGAGTTGTACTTACTGGCCAAATTGCTCTAACCGAAACAATCAAAAAAATTATTAAGAAATTTCAATAAACATTTCAGGTATAAATTCATATATGGTACTATTACCATCTACAAGAACTTCCATACCATCTATTTTATCTATCCAATATTGGGCGTTAATATAAACTTCAATGTCTTGTATTTTTATACTTGGTTCCAAAACACGATAAATTATGTCTTGTAATCCATCTCTAAATCTACTTGAATCCTGAAGTTTTTCATTAAAAACCTCACCAAAACTATCAAACATCTTTTGATTTATACGTACAGGAGCATTATTATATTCAATTCTACCAATATCATATTTTAGATAAAAATCAATGTACTGATGAGAATCCATTAAATAAAATTTATTTCTTTCAGTATTACGAAAAAATAAAATTTTTACACTAACATATGAAACATCTTTATCGTTAGACAATGTTATTTGTTTTACATTCTCATTTAACGAACGAATGATTTCATCACAATCTTCATCATTTATATACACACCATTTTCAGGAATAGGTCTGCCTTCAACTAAAATGTTTTCTGTATAAGAAATACCTTCACCAATATATCTTGAGGCGTTTTCTATAATAACACCAATGTCATAACTGAATTTTTCTACAACAAAAGATTGACCTTTTTTTGGTAATAATACATTTACGGTAAATTTGATTGCCCAATCACTATCAGGTTCTACTGATATAAATTGATATTCAAAACCATCTTCAAAAAATGGTTGTGACATTAAAAATTTTTTAGCAAATGACGCAATTTTATTCATTATGATAATTCAAGAATTTGGTTTATTACAATCTCAACATTTTTAGGAGACAATCTGTGTCTTAATTTGTTTTTGTTAAACCAACTTCTAATAACAACTTCTAATGGTTTTCTTTCTTTTTGGGCTCTCCGTTTAAAACCAGCAATTTGAGCTTGTAACTCATGTTTTTGAGTATAATATTTTAAAGGTGCTTTTGGCTCTTTCTTTGGTATATTATCACCTCTTTCAAATTGAATTATATGTTCTATTTCATGCCTAATTAATTCATTAAGTTCAAAATGAAGCTCTTCTAATATTTCTCTATTAAGATTTGGATTAGTTATAATTAAAATTTCAATAACATCGTCTTCAGGATAATATGCTCCGTCAACATCAACGGTTTCAACATCATCGCTAACTTGTAAAGATAACTCAATAGTAAATTCAGATTCTATTTGCGGAAAACTATACACCATTTCATTATTAATGTCTTCAGGTAATTCAAATTCACCTTCTTTTTGATATTTTATAATATTTAAAACATCTTTAACCAATTGTCTAACCACACCATCGTATTTACCTTCTGTAATCAAACTTTCTGTCATATACTTTGGGTCTACATCAGCAAGATTATTAACTATTCTTCTACATGTTACATAGTTATCCATCCCCCAATATTTCAAGAAGTTACGTAATATATCATTAACTTTAATGGTTGTTGAGTAAAATGTTGTATCAGTATTTGATATTTTATAGTCGTGTGTTTTTAACACTGCAAATTGATTACCGAATATTTTTCTACCAAAACTACTATCAATTTCTTCTAAAAACAAAGTATATTCAATAAAGTCTTTCCACTCACCAACTGAAATCATAGGTTTAACACCTGTTAATTGTACTTTAACGGTAAGATTCATTTTTTCATTTAATCCATCACCAAAAGGGTTTTGGATTACAAACGAATGGTCTCTAAAAAACTCATTTAATCTTTCTATTGGGAAATCTATTAGTGTCATTAGTTATAAATACTTCAATATGGAATTGATAACCCAACTCCGTACCTAAAACCGTCAGAATAATTCACACCAAGTGAAAAATCTAAACTTTTTTTATTTTTAGTTATCATTCTTATTGGATAAATTTTAACCCAAACATCGGGAGTCATGTCAACATGATCAAAATATGATTGTAAAAATGCGCCACACATTATACTATATGTGTTATCTTTATTAACATATGTCAATCCAACACGATTAATTATTGATAATGGTGTAGTATACACATAAGGTTGAGGTAGTGTTGTTAAAAAATATCCTCCAAAATATAAACCAATTTGTTTATAATTGTGAGACGCAACCAAGGAATTTTGTTGTGGAATATAAAGTATGTCTTTCTGTTGGGATCTTGAGGTTAAAGTTAAAAATAGTAATAGTATAGTTGTTATTTTTTTCATTTAACAAAGATAGGTTAATTATTTGATTTATTAAAAAATATATTCTACATTTAACAAAAAATTTAAAATTATGTCTAAAATTGATGAGATAAAAAAACAAAACCCTAATCTAACAATTGATGTTATAGGTGTGATTCACGATGTTTTCAAAAAACCAAAATATACTGAGATGGTTATTAATTTGATGAAGAATAAAAATAATGATTTAAAATACTTTGGAGATTTAACAACCGAATTAGTTAGTGAATTTGATTTTGATATTGAATTCATAAAACAACAATCTAACTTTCAGATTTTAAACATTCATAGAATTTTAACTGACTATATCGGGTATAGTAATTTTAAAAATGTTAAAAAATTTATAGAATTGAATGAGAGAAAATTAATAACTAATAATGATTTGACCACATATAAAACATTTAACGAGTTAGAACTTCAAATAGCTTTATCGTCTTTAAAACTAATTGATAAAAGTTTAGAAAAACAAATTCAAAAATTATATGAAACTGATGAATGGTTAATTATTAAACCTCTTTCATTTTTAGCATCCAAAAAATATGGTGCGGGAACTAAGTGGTGTACTACAAGTGAAAAAAATCCTGAATATTATTTAAGATATTCACAAAGAGGGATTTTAATTTATTGTATTAATAAACTTACAGGAAATAGTGTTGCTGCATTTAAAAATCTTGATGGAGCATACGATAGAGAAACTTCTTTTTGGGATTTAATTGATCGAAGAATTGATTCTTTAGATAGTGGTTTACCAATTGATGTTATGTCGATAATAAAAGAAGATTTTACTAAAACAAAACAAACTAATTGGGATTTATTGTCTGATGATGAAAAAAATAACCAAACTTTATGGTTAAATAACGAATATTATCAGGAAAAAATTGGTTATGATGAACCTTCTCCACAACCTGTTATGGAACAATATACTAATGAAGCATTTAGATCCGATTGGGTTATTGGTAATTAATATTAGTGATAAAAACTAAGTGAGTTCTTCTATTTCAACAATTAACTCACCATTACCCTTTAAAACTCGATGCCAAGCAAATTTCGGAATGAATATTTGTTTGGCATTTTGTAATTTGATTGGTAATTCATCTTCCATTTGAAAAGACCATCCTCCGCACTCAATAATAGTAACTTTTCGGTCTTTTAAATCTTGATGCCATTTTAATTCATCTTCCTCAACATCAGGACTAAATGTCCTAACTATTTTACCTTCTTTTTCTATCTGTTCAAATGGGAAATCCATATTAAAATAAGGGTCTTTTATTCCAATAAATGTGTAGATTCTTGTCAACACCTAACATTCTAAAAAAACTTGATATATCAGAATTAATTTTATTAGTAAAACTTCCTTTAGACCAATCTGGGTCCATATCTAAAAAAAAGTTTATTCTGTTCGGATTTGCCTCACCATAATTTATTTTATATATGGTGACATTTATTGGTTCGTCATTTTCACCAACTAATTCATTATTAAGTTCGGGAATAATTACCTCATCTAAATAAACCTGTAGATATTTTTTAATTTTTTCTATTTCCATTACCAAGAATTTGATGAAGATAAACCTAATTGTTTAGCATAACGTCCCACATTGCAGCTCCAGTATCCAGCAGTTGTTCTATCTTTTTTATCTTTACAATTGTGTCTTGCTCTGAAAGATTTTGCCGCTTTTTTGTTTGAATTTTTTACTTTTAATCCTGGATCTCCAAAAGTTACCTTTTTAACTCCACCACTTTTACTTTTTACATATACCGCAAACTTTTTAGGACCACCTGAAGTTCTAAATGGCTTACCAAGTTTAACATTTTTACCACGATGTTTTGCTTCGGACAAAATATCCTCCTCAGTTTCAGTTTCATAAATGTAAGGAGCGTCTAAATAAATATATTCTTTACCTATCTTAACTTTTTTACCTAAATCAGATTCAACCATTAATTTATCTTCTTCATTAAGTTCAATTTTACCTTTATTGTAAAGTTCTCTTACTTCATTTACTAAATCAAAATAACTTTCGGAATAAACTCTAAAAATATTGTCAGTTAAAGATATATTATTATCAATATGATACTTTAACGATTCAGAAACTTTAGTTTCCTCCTTTAATATTAAAGTTTTATCTAAATGTTTCTCTAATTGTTCTTTAATAAATTCACGTAAATTCATAATATTTTTGTTTTATTTTAATAAATAGTTTATATTTGTATTATGAAAATACTACTAGGGTTTTTTTTACTTATAATACGGATAATAGTCGCATTTAAGGTAATATATTGGTTATACGAGGAATATAATTACCCTGAAATACACTCAATTTCAGATATAGAGTTTTACTTGGTATTTTTACTATTTGATATTTGGATTTCAATATCAAATACTGGTATTGAGGTTGAGAATTAACTTATTGTGAAGAAGATGATAAGTTAGTATCACCTAAAACAACATATTTTATGTTTAATATAACTGAAAATGTTGTAAAATTAACAATAAAGTGTGACGATGGTGTTATTATGTTAAAATTACTTAATGTGATTGTTGAGTATTGTGAGTCGGTAAACCAATATACTGTGTTTATAGGGTTCATTCCCGATAGATTTCTCGCCAACAAATATCCGTCATCAATATACACTTTGCCGTCGTTATTTATGTCTCCTGCCATCATTTTTGGACCCGTATTTAATATTAATCCTGGTGATAATTTTGGTGGGACACTAACATTTTTTGCTTCATCTAAAAGATTAACCAAATCCGATGAGGTCAACACAGCAGAATAAGATGGAACTACTCTATATGTTACATTATATTCATTAGGTTTCAAAATGTAATTACCATTAACATCAACAATTACACTATCAATTAAACTTAACGAGGTTCCAATTACTTTATACAACATAACTTTTGGTCTTACAGATAATCCTATTGGAATACTGATTTTACCACTTATAGTTTCTGTTGGTATTGGTTGATTAGGATTTGGTTGGGCACCTGCAATTGTAGTCTTAAAGTCAAAAGTATTACCATAAGGGTAGGTTCCACATATAATAGGTGAACCTGAATATTGCATAATAAATCTCATATACACTTGTCCGTTAAATACTGTTGTTGGAACTACAAATGTTGCGTTAATTGTTCTTGTTCCGACCCAAGAAACATTATTACTATGAACTAACTCACCCGGATCTGTTAAACTACCATTACCATTAAAATCTATCCATAATTTAAAATATTCCATATAATTACCATTCGTAACCGCTGTATATGAAATTGAAATATTTTGACCTGCGGTTATCGTTGGAATACCAGTTCCTGTTGTATAATCATAATAACCCGCAGGATTTCCACCTGAGGATGCCGCAAATCCATTACTACCACTATATGTTCTACCGTTTATAGTAACACTTGAAACATACTCACAACAAAATGTTGTAGGTCTACTGGTACATAAGGGTGATTGAGCACTTAATGAAAACGTAATTAAAAATAGTATTATAAAAATTATATGTCTCATCATAAATTAATCTTTGATCCAATTAAGAAAAACGAAAGAACTGGAAAATCAGGATTGGTACTCATGTTTAATTTGTAATTAATATTTACTTTAAATTTTCTTGAGATTTGGTAATCAACACCTGTTCCAATAAATGAACTAAATGTTCTATCTGATACTGTAACTTTATCCACAGATGAATAAATCAATGGAGTTGAGATAACATACAATTCAGGTGATAGGACTAATTTTTTTCCAACTCTAAATGGTTTAGTGTAAAACGCGGTTGCCGAAGGACTAATAAATAAATTTTCATCTTCAGGTGTTTTTGTTATCGCACCACTAACATTAACTCCCGTTATACCAAATTTACCCGCATTTAATATTGTACTATAACCCGCAAATCCTAATATATTTCCATAAGAATATAATCCTGTTAAGTTCAAATTGTGAATCAATTTTATTTTACGAGTTTTATTATATTGTATTTTTGTGTATCTACCAGTTATTGCAAACTGATTAAGATTAAACCAAATCATGGAATTAACACCCCAACTTGAGGTTCCAGTCATAGATGATTGTGACATTCCGACATTTATGATACCTGTATAACTTCTGTCTAAATTTTGTGCGCTTGTTAGATCTGATGAAACGATAACGGGATTATTTCTTGTATTACTTTTACTTGATCCTCCATTACCACCCTTATCGTTATTGGCATCTACGGTCATTGTTGTCGCACCAACTACTTCATTATCTTCTTTTTTAGTTTCAGTATTTTTATCTCCTTGATTTGTTGATGTACCCGATCCGTTATTTTTATTATTAGTTCCATTATTACTACCACCATTGGATTCATTTTTAGAACTTGACGATCCTGTATTTGAAGTCGTATTTCCTTGATTATTATTGCTAGTTCTATCACTATTGCTAGTAATGTTAGGGGTAGTAGAACCATCATTAGTATTATTTTTATCATCTTTTGATATATTTGATTCGATTTTTGTTTGGCTCATAATACTACCGACTACGCTTTGAATAGTATTACCTATAATTTGTGATGTAATTTGATTTTGTGTAACCCTTACTTGTTGTACTCCGCATGGTGAAATTTTTCGGTAATCGGTATATGTTTGACTTATCCAAGAGGCAAAGACACCGCTGGATACATCTCCAGCGGTGAAATATCTTTGTTGTCCCAAAAAGAATATTGTTGTTCCACCACTTTGAATTGGAACACTAAAATATGTTACTTCTTTGGTACATGGGTCAATAAATGTGTAAGTTAATGACTGACCAATAGTTTTTAAACTTGTGAATAACACAAATAATAAAAGAAAAACTGGTTTTAACTTTTTCATTTAATTAGTTGGTGAATATTTGTTTTTTAATCATTCTATCAAGAATGTTAACAACTGCGACATCTAATGCTTTTTTAGTTGCGATTGATATTGTTGATTGGTTGAATTTAATTGGATCGATGGTTGCATCGGATATTAAAGTAAGTTCTCTTGTTGTCTTAGCCTCACCTAATCCTGATCCGCCAAATACTAAACCAGTCTCCGCATCGGTAAATCTTACTTGTAAACCAATACGAGTTACCATATTATCTTTAATTCCGTCTTTTAAACTAATTGTCTCGTCTTCAGATATTGAATAATCATAACATTCAATCGTTACAAAATATTTTGCCAAATTGATTTTACCTCGACCATCTAATTTATTTTCGGAAATACCTGCAGCAGATGCCTTATATTGTAAAACCATACGATTCTTAATTTCTGTTTGACTTTCAGTAAATTTAAATCTGTTTAAGTTTTCCAAATATTCCATTGAAATATTAGCAACGCCCAAACCAACTCTTTTTTCTTTTAATTCTGGATACATCTCATACATTTCTTCAGATATACCACATTTAAGGATTTGGATTGGTATTTGAGGACCATCGTATTTCATATAATCACTTATGTCCCTTTTCTTTTCAAATTCCGCAACATAAGATTCTGTCTTTGTTTTACCTATGGTTTGAGCAACAGCATTTTGTGTTAAAATACATAATAAAAATATTATAAACACCGATATTTTTTGTTTCATTTTGTTTAATTTAAACTTTTTCATATTATTCTTCAATTGGTTTAATTAATCCACAAATAAGACATTCTTCATCACCGTCACCATCTGAATCACCCCAAACATGCTGACAATTTCTATGTGAAAAATATTCATCAATTTTACCATCACCATCGAAATCTAAACCATCCATTACACCATCACCATCTTCATCGATTTCAACACCTACTTTAGCTTGGACAGGTTGTTCAACTTTCTCACTTGTTGGTAAAACTAATGGTACCATACTCATAGGAACGATTGGGTTGTTTGGTATGTCTGTAGTATTTGATAACGATACACCGTCCTCCTCATCCATTTTCTGGACTAGCATTTTATCTTTGTCGGTATCACTGAACCAATAGTCAATGATTTTACCATAAGAACCAATAAATGCACCTAACAATAAAAGAAGTAACTCTTTCCATTCAGAGGACATTGGGGTTTTACCCATAATTGCCAAAAAAATGCCAAATATGATAATCATAAAACCACCAAGTACGATTGCGGTGATAAACCATCTTCGTTTCATCATCGCACTTAAAAGTTCTTTAAATCCTGTTGGTTGTTGATTAGTTACCATTTTGGTTCTTCTTCTGTGAATTCTTTTTTAGGTTTAACTGGTTCTTCTGATTTTTTAGCAGGTGCAGCCGCTGGCGCTTTTTCTTTTATGATGATTGTTTTTTCACCACCAGATTGTTGCTGCTGGGTGTTGTTAATGTTAATCACGGGTGCCACTTGTTGAACTGGTTGTTGTACTTGTGGTTCTTCTTGACCACTAAATAAAGTAGTACTTAACCATACTCCACCTCCGGTAATAACAGTTGTTAATGTTGCAATAATTGTTTTTTTAAGACCTGACCATGTTCCGTCATTTGTCTCTACGTTTTGTTCTTCTGACATTTTTTTTTAGAATTTAATAAAAGGTTTATTTATTTGTTTATCGTCTCCTGATACCACTAATAAATAGTTTCCTTGAGGTAATTGAGGTTCTTCAACTGATTTTGTTGTTTTTGCTGTATTAAAACCTGATTCAATATTTCCCAAATTTATTATTAGTTTACCTTGATAATCATAAATAGATGTATTCACATTTGTATTAGGTGGTAATTCAAAATCAAGTTTAAATTCACCATTATTTGGATTAGGGTAAAGATTTACGATTGGCTCTGTTATGTTATTTATTGTTCGTGTTTTATACATCATCACAACTCTTTGTGATTTTAACACGATATTAAAATGGTCTCCTTCTTTATCTGAAGCATCCATTAATTCTCTCACGACAACATCAGTTGTTATGTCGTTTGTTGAGACTTTGGCTGAAAATTTAAGATTGAAAGGGGTCACTACACCTTGTAGTGACCCTTTTTTTTGATTGTTCATCGCTCCGAATCTAACAATACCATTCACATTATCATGTGTAACATATTGTAACCACGGACCTTGTAAATTAGATATTATTTCTTCAAAATTAACTTTACTCACATCATACTTAACTTCAAATTGTAATCCATTGTTATAATCACCATTTGTGTTTATGTTAAATGGTAAATACATCGGTTGTCCAACAGAATATGCGTTTGGAATTTCAACATTATATTGTCCTTTGTAAATCGCAGCAAATACTTCACTCGTTCCGTTAAATACCGGTGATGAGTGTGTTCTATCAACGTCACCCAATATAAAATATTTAACATCTAATGTTAGATTATTTGTTCCAACACTATCATAAATGAATTTTCCTCTGTCAGAGTAAGCAGTCCAATCAACCCATTGGTTACCTCCTAATACAAGAGAATCATATTCACCTTTGCTAAATACATTTATTAATTTTGAAGGGTCAATTGGTCTTAAACCAGAAACTGATGCGTAAATCCCATAAGGATCTCCACCATCAAATTTAGAGTTTAAATTGATATCACTAATCAATAAACCTAAACCATGTTTTAAGTAAGCCCGACCATAGTTTTGATTAACATCTGTATTAACATATTCATTATATGCCTTGATAGCATCTGAAATGGTTACAGCATAATCCCTCATTTTTTCTAAACTATCTTGAGGAAACCTAACTTCAATTTTATATTTAGTTTTTTCATCAATATTAATTAAAGTGTAATTACCATTAATAGTTGGTTTTGTTTGTGAAACTAAAACACCTGTGTTGTTTTCATAACAATAAATTGTGGGAAGTAGACCCGCAGTTATTGTTGATGGAAACCAAACTTTACCTGAAATTGTTAAATTACCCAACAATTTAATTGCTTGTTTTTGGTGTGATAGAGTTGCAACATTATCTCCTATCGTGGTTCCATTCACTCTAAACATTCTTGACCAATTCACAATAATTGAATCTGATACGTAATTTGGTTGAACATCATTGATGATGAATTTGTTATGGATAATATAACCGTTTGATGAGAATGTAGATGAACTACCTAACGCAAAGATTAAGTAGTTACGACCCACCGTCCAGTTTGTATCCGATGTGTAATTGTATGTTCCTGCTGCTGACGAGTAAGAACCATACTTGTAATTTTTCCATTCCTGATAATTTAATGTTGGTGAGTTGTTTGAGTAAACAGCATCAACATTAGAAGAAATGTGAGTAAATAGGGTTTTCTTAAACTGAAAATCAACTTGAAAAGTTCTGACATCAACCCCTGAAGCTGGTTTGTAATACCATGCAACATCAATTGTGTCCCCTCTTCTTACCGTTTTTAGTTGTTCAAAATGTCCTATTTCGGGTGTTTGTGCATATCCAACCATACCTAATAGTAAGATGGATATAACCGAAATGATTTTTTTCATTTTTTAAATAGATTAAGGATTAATGTCTCAGAGGACTTTTTTATAACATTAGAAACTGAGGTCTGGTTGATACCTCCGCCTTCAGATATTATAAGTGTTGACATGGAAATCTCAGATGATTTTCCAACGGAAACAAATTCTTTTAGTTTTTTGCCGTCTTTGTTATACAAATAACCTCTAATTCTTAATACAGTTTCATTTTCACTTTTGTGAAAAACTGAGAATCCGGAATTTGTTTCCAACACGTCAAAATACAATAATTCAACTTTGATGGTGTAATCAGCATCTTCTGCAGACGAAACAACATCGTAATTTAATTCTTGTAAGTTTTCTAAAAGAATGTTTTTAAACCCAAAGGACAAATTTCTGTTATTTGCCAAAGTTCCAACTTCAATCTTATTATTAACTGATTGAATAAAAACTTTTTTGGGTGGGTCTTGGTGATTAAATGATGATAATAGCATAATTAGCATCAAAACGAATAAATTTTTCATTTTAATAGTATCTTGGTATAGATAAATACTTTAAAATCAATACTTGAAATATATTTATTTAAAAAATAATAAATATGTTACTAAAAATTGGGTCTAAAGGAGAAGACGTAAAAAAACTCCAAACAAAGTTGGGTTTAACAAAAGCAGGTTTAGAACCTGATGGTATCTTCGGTCCTGGAACTTCAGCTGCGGTTAAAAAATGGCAATCCAAAAATGGATTAGGTGCCGATGGTATTGTTGGTGATGAAACTTGGAACAAAATGTTTGGTAATGAAATTATTAAAGAAGATAAAATCATAACTCCAACAACCTCTAATATTTTACCTGTTAATGGGTTAAAAATTGATAAATTAAAAGGTCATATACCCGATTCAGTTATTTTACAAATACCTGAAACCGCATCAAAATTTAATATAACAAATAATTTAAGATTGGCTCATTTTTTAGCACAGTGTGGTCACGAATCAGGTGGATTTAAAGCTGTTACCGAAAATGTTAATTATTCCGCATCAGGTCTTAAGAGTATTTTTGGAAAATATTTTCCAGGTAATTTGGCAGAATCATACGCACGTCAACCACAAAAAATCGCAAGTAAAGTTTATGGTGGTAGAATGGGTAATGGTCCCGAATCAACAGGGGATGGTTTTAAATTTAGAGGTAGGGGTTTTATACAGTTGACTGGTAAAGATAATTACAGTAGATTTGCGAGGTTCATCGGTGAAGATACTGTTTCCAACCCTGATTTAGTCGCAACCAAATATCCTTTAGCATCTGCCGCATTTTTCTTTGATTCCAATAAATTGTGGGCAATTTGTGATAGAGGATCTGATAACGCAACAGTAACTGCTGTAACTAAAAGAGTTAATGGCGGCACAATAGGTTTGGCTGACAGAATTAAACATTTTAACGAATATTATAAATTATTATCATAATGGAAGAATCAAACCCAATAATATACAATAGCGAATTCCTACCAAGTGTACAAATTGCTGTAATATTTGAGGAAAATCCTCAATATGAGGAGTTAAAAGACTATTTTGAAGAGTATGGGTATGGTTTTATGATTCCAGGTCAAAATTTGGTTCTTATTGATGGAGAACAGTTAGTAAATGGATTAGGTGCCGAAGTGTTAAAATTTATTGAGGCACATGAAATATCTCATATTATAATGGGTCATGATGGTCCAAGAAGTGAGGATGATGAAATAGACGCTGACTTAGGTGCTTATATTTTATTATCTAAATCAGGTAAAATCGAATCAATTAAAACATTATTAAAACAATTTAAAAATAGACACGGAATAAAGTTCAACGAAAAATTATTAGATAGAGTAAAACATCATTTCTCTTAAATAATTTAATTTTTATTTTAAAAGACCCGTAAATTTATTTTGACGGGTCTTATTTTTTTACTATATTTGTATTCTAAATTAAAATAAAATGGCATCAACAAGTAAACATTATGGAGACGTTGTAAATTGGATTGAAAAAGTTATCAATTCATGTGAGACACCATTACAAGAAGGAACTGCTAGAAAATTGATTTATCAATTTGAACTACAATATCGTGAAATTGATATAAAACTTAATTTTCAACTCAGCAGAAGGTTGAGAGATACTCTTGATCAAAAATTTTATACAAGATTAGACAAAAAATTCAACTCTGAAGAATTAACACAAAAACCCGAATAATATGGAAATAAAATTTGCGGATAGTTTTGGAGATAGTCTCAAAACTATGATTAGACACAACACTTGGTGGTATAAGACATACGACTTATTTCGTTATGACTTACCACGATTTTTTAAAAACATTTGGAGGTTTAGAAAACCTTTATGGAATCACTATTGGTTTGACTACAATGGGTCATTAGAGTTTATGGAAACATCATACACTAATATGGTGGGTAATATTGAAAAACATGGTAATGAGATTGATAAGACCCGTCTTAAAAAGGTTCAGGCAATGCGTCGAGCAATTGAAATACTTAAAAATTGTCGAGAAGATAATTATCTTGCTATGGCTGAAAAAGAATTGGGAGATTTAATTTTTAATGATTGGGAATTTGAAGATGTTCCAGATAAACCAGGATTTTCTCAATTGGTGGATAACGATACTGACGAAGAAAGAATTCACAATCGTAAAATATTTGATAGATCTAATGAAATTCAGGAAAAAGAGTGGAGTGAATTATTCGTAATTTTAAAAGGACAAGATTATACCAAATTTGACAAAGAGATTGATTGGGACGAACAATTTGACGGATCAGGGTTAAGAGGATGGTGGGATTAGTAAATTATTAGTATATTTGTATTATGAAAATTGTATTTATCAGCGACACACACGGAAAACACGAAGTTTTGACAAGCAAGGGATTTAATAATATCTTGGGTGAAGGTGATGTCTTAATTCATGCGGGCGATTGCACTAATGTTGGTAAAACCCACGAAATCAAACAATTCTTGGATTGGTTCTCTAACACACCATTCAAACATAAAGTATTCATTGCCGGTAATCACGATTGGGGATTTGAAACCAACCACGACATTGCTCCTGAGTATAAAGAAAAAGGTGTTCATTATCTTTTTGACAAGATGGTTGAAATTGACGGTGTAAAAATCTACGGAAGTCCATGGCAACCTGAATTTTATAATTGGGCATTCAACCTACCTAGAGGGGAGAAACTCGCTGAGAAGTGGGAAAAAATACCTGAAGGTCTTGATATCTTGGTTACTCATGGTCCTGCTTACGGAATGGTTGACCACACAATTCAAGGATTAAATGTGGGGTGTCAAGATTTGTTTAATAGAATCTTACAAGTTAAACCAAAAATCCATGTTTGTGGTCACATCCATTGGGCTTATGGTCAAAAATCGTTTCATGGTACAGAATACTTAAATGCAAGTGTTTTGAATGAGAGATACCAATATGAGAACAAACCAATCGTAATTGAGTATAACCCTGAAACAAAAGAGATTGAATATGTTTAAAGAATTATGTGATTGCGGAAAAGTAGCTGTTTGGACTTATGGTCCTGGTTATTCAGGTGGGGGTAATCCTAATTATTGTGATGATTGTGTTCATCGTGGATGTTCTTGTAATTACAGATATGTTGATGTCAATTCATATCATCCACCATTAGATAATCCTGATTTACCTGAAGGTGAGGAAGGGAAAGATTGGAAATGGTTAGACGAAGAAAAAACTCATTGGTGTCATATTGACGATAAAGGTAGAGAATATCCTTGCGTTGAATATTGGTATGATGAAGAAGGTTGGGAAACTGAAGAAAAATAAATTAAAGGTGATAAGAGATTATCACCTTTTTTTTATATTTATTAACATGGCAACAGAACAAAGTCAATTTTCAAAAGTATCAAAAAAACAATTATTCTTCATTGCGGAAAAGTTAATTGATGCTGGATTCCCAACAGATAACCCATATAATGATAACGATTACGGCGAACATTTTAGTGAATTAGAAAATATTGGAAAATATTTTAATATGAATGTTGTTGATGAAGACGTTCAATTCTTTGCAAAATTCCTTTACATTAACGACGGTATTCTTGCCAAAATTATGGAAAAAAGTGATATATTATCATATGAAGACCTTATAATACCTGTTGCAAAAACTTATAATTTAGACTACAGTGTTTGGGGTACTTGTTCATATGAAGAATATCTTACACAATCTTTTGATTCTTACGATGAGGACTGGGTTATTGATTCTGCAAACCAACAGAGAGAAGAGGGTAATTGGGATTTATACGATGGTCGTAATCGTCGTGAAACCTCTTACGATAATTTTGAGGAAAGTGAGCATACTTTTGATAGGGTATATGAAGTTAACGATAACAAAATCAAAGAATCATTATTAGACCGACTTGTTCTTGAAAACACTTCAGAGGTTGTTTCATCATTAGACAAACAAACCTTATTAAAATTAAAACAGATTATTGAATCAAGACTTAGGTCTCTTTGATTTTACCACTTTTTTAGCGTCGTTAGCTAAATCACCTAAAGTTTTTTTCTTAGTTGATACAGGAGTATCAAATCCCTTCTTCCATTTATGTTCAACGGATATAGGACCATTTGTTGTTATTTTTGAATCATACTTCCAAATAGAAATACATTGTTCATTTTCATATACAACCTCCCATCTTGTAGGTTTATCGGAATTTACTTGTTTTGTCATTACGCAAATATACGCAATTATTCTTTAAATTAATCACTTAATTTATCAGAATGTAATGTGTTAATTTTAAAAGTTTTACCTGTTTTTTCGGCAATTACATAAGTTTTACAACCTAAACTACTAATCAGATATGTCGCTTCTTGCGGGCTAGATTTAACTTGTACTGGAATCCAAAAGTTTTTTCCTTTATAAATAAAATCAATACCTAAAAATCTATCAACAAATCCATAGTCTTTAGCGTATCGTTTAAATTCTTTTTTTCCGTCATCCAAATAAGATTTTTCAAATTGTTTTTCACTTTCAAAACCTCTCTTTCTAACATCAGTTAGAACATCATCAACCATACTTCTAATTTCACTTGAACCAAACGTAATACTATTACTAAAATATATTTTTGCTAATTCTTGAAATTCTAAACTACTTAATTCTGCAGATTTATCATTTTTTTCGTGTTCAGGTCTAATGTCTATAAAGTTAATTGATGGATTAAATGAATGTTCAATCCAATTTTTTGTAATTTTTACCCAATCATTATTACTATCATATCCAACACCATCAAACGCACCTTTTTTTGAGAAAAATTTTGTAAATAAAATAGCAATCGCTGAATAGTTGGTGTCCAATCTGTTTGTTAAACTATATTCACCATTTTTACCTGTAAAATATAATTGAGCCTTATCTTTCAATAAGTTAACTTGTCTTTTGGCAACGTAATTAATATTTGTACAATTACCTCTTAACATATTTTCGGCGTCTTGAAGTTCTTTTTTTCCTTCAATCACAACATTATGAATATTGGTAAGTTCTTCAATTTTTATTTCTAAAACATCGTCTTCAATTTTCTCATAAAAACTGGCAAGACCTTTTCTAAATTTGTCAAAAATTACTTTTGATTTTCTTTTACCAATTTGTTCGATTTCAGTTTTAATGTAATTTTCTGCCGCGTTACAGAATGGTAATTCTGGAGATATTGAACTAAAATGTTTTCCACAATAACCTTTCGCCTTTGCCATTTCAGCAATTACCGACTTTTCATACAATTGTTCATTTAAAATTTTTTTAATTAAATCTCTCATATCTCAATAAATACTTGATAATAACAAAAATCCCCACCTTGTGAGTGGGGATTAGTAAGTTACTCTTCGTCTTCGTTTTTACCTTTTGTCAGGTTGATGAACTTATCAACGGATGCAATACCAAAACAAGCAATTGTGATAAATTTAAATGAATCAAAAATAAACTCATTAATCAATAGTGGTTTATTCATTGCGCCTGTTATGATGTCAACTACTGCGAACATGCACATCATTGTAAATGCCATAAATCCGATAACCGCCTTTTCATTAATTGAGTTATTGTCGTTAAATAAGTTGCTAAAAAATTTTTTCATAGTATCTTGGTTTTATATTAATAAATATCTATTATATGATACTCATCACTATTGTACTTGTATTTTCTCCTGAACCCCAACTCCAAGTGAATATATCTCCTGCACTTAATCCCATAGATATAAGTGTTTCACCTTCATATGTTGAAGTACCAATTATAAAGTCACCTGAGACATATCCTGTAGGTACTAATAAAGTTCTGTTTGTTTCATTTGATACTATACCAAAACTTCCTGAACCTGAGTCAGGGAAAAATGTACCTCCTGTTCCAAAGTTAGATGGGAATGTTGTCACACCATTGTATGCATTAAAATTAATAGATCCTGTTGGTCCTACTATCCAAAGTCCGTTTGATACTTCAGACACTGCAAGACCACTTGGACTTCCACCAGATGTTAAACCACTTAAATTAAATGAACCCGAACCTGACCATACAACGTTAGGGCCTGTTACTTGTGAAATGGTTATATTAAAATCACCTGTTACTCCCGATGTAGGAGTTACTGTTGGTGTTGGAGTATTTGTTGGTGTTTCAGTAGGAGTTTCAGTTATAGTTGGTGTAGGAGTATTTGTTGGAGTTTCAGTTATAGTTGGTGTAGGAGTATTAGTTGGTGTTTCAGTTATAGTTGGTGTAGGAGTATTAGTTGGTGTTTCAGTTATAGTTGGTGTAGGAGTATTAGTTGGTGTTTCAGTTATAGTTGGTGTAGGAGTTTCAGTATTTGTTGGTGTAGGAGTATTAGTTGGTGTTTCAGTATTAGTAGGTGTAGGAGTATTTGTTGGAGTTTCTGTTACTGTCGGTGTAGGAGTATTTGTTGGAGTTTCTGTAGGAGTCTCGGTTGTTGTTGGTGTTGGAGTTGCGGTGTTAGTAGGAGTATTAGTTGGAGTTGGTGTTGGGAATGGAATAGGAGTAAATGGCTCAAAAGTCGAACTCGTCACTCCGTTATTATTTACTACAGTAAAGTTATTGGTAGAAGTATCTGTTAAGAATCCACCACCAAAATTAGTGTTTAATAATACTTGGGTTTGTCCTGACGTAATTGCTGCCGATGGATTACCATTAACATTTGCTGATTGAGTTACGGTAAAGTTAGTTGTTGGTTTAGTAAAGTTTGCCGTGTAGACCGCAACTCCTTTTGTAATACGAATATTACTAAGGTTTCCTGTTAAAGTTAATGCTGCCGAGTTGGCAGCGGCACCTCCGATGAGTATTCTTTGGTTTGTCAAATTTGTAAACGCATCTGAGACACTACCACTATTAACACCATTTATCCAAATATTTAAGGTTCCGCTTACTTTAGTCAACGCAACGTGATTCCATCCATTTAATGTTATGTTGTTTGTTGATTGTAAAAGAATGCCATTTGTATAAACCATAGGAGTTAATGTGTTATTATTTGTACCAAAATAATAACCTGTAGTATCACCACCACTAAGTGGATTTGTTCTAGTGTCTATAAATGTTTGAAATCCTAAACTACTAGTCGGATAAACCCAACACTCCCAAGTAAAATCACCTATTCCCATAGCAGTACCTGTGTTTCCACTTATAGTAAGGAAATTAGTATCATTGAACAACGCACTACCATTAATACTGTTTGTTGGTGTAACTGAAGGTGTGGTGGTTGTAGTATTAGTAGGCGTATTTGTTGGAGTTTCTGTTACAGTTGGTGTAGGAGTATTAGTTGGAGTTTCAGTTACTGTCGGTGTAGGAGTAGGAGTTTCTGCTTCTGGTGTTCCTGTTGGAGTATTAGTTGGTGTTTCAGTTGGAGTTTCTGTTTCAGTTGGAGTATTGGTTGGAGTTTCTGTATTCGTAGGAGTTGGAGTAGGTGTTTCAGTTTCTGTAGGCGTATTGGTTGGTGTATTTGTAGGTGTTTCAGTTGGAGTATTAGTCGGAGTCTCAGTATTTGTTGGTGTAGGAGTAGGAGTTTCTGCTTCTGGTGTTCCTGTTGGTGTTCCTGTTGGAGTTTCGGTTACAGTTGGTGTTTCAGTTGGAGTATTTGTTGGAGTTTCAGTAGGAGTTTCAGTAGGAGTTTCAGTAGGAGTCTCGGTAGGTGTTTCAGTTGGAGTAGGTGTTGGAGTTTCAGTAGGCGTATTGGTTGGTGTATTTGTAGGTGTTTCAGTTGGAGTATTAGTCGGAGTCTCAGTATTTGTTGGTGTAGGAGTAGGAGTTTCCGTCTCAGTTGGAGTCGATGTTGGTGTAACATTAGGGAATTGAGGTGCGTTACAGAAAGTATAGAAACTACCAGAAACAAATACTCCGTTTCCTGGAGCTATAGTAATATTTTGATTCACACTATCAATATTAGTGACCAATGCGTCTAAAACACCAGGTCCATTAGCATACCATCCAACTTGAACTATTCCAAGTGGTGTTGGGAATCCACCAAAGAAAAATCCTGTTAATCCATCAACACCCGCCACGTTTTGCGTTGCGGTAGGAGTACATACTGAAGGTGTTGTAGTAGGTGTAGTTGTATTTGTTGGTGTTACCGATGGTGTTCCTGTTGGAGTTTCAGTCGGAGTTGGTGTAGGAGTTTCAGTTGGTGTTTCCGTATTTGTTGGAGTATTTGTTTGTGTTACCTCAGGAGTTCCTGTTGGAGTCTCAGTTGGTGTTTCTGTCACCGATGGAGTTCCTGTTGGAGTCTCAGTTGGTGTTGGAGTAGGAGTTTCCGTTTCAGTAGGTGTCGCTCCAATTGTTCCTGTCGGAGTTGGTGTTGGTGTTTCCGTCTCTGTTGGAGTATTAGTTGGTGTTTCAGTTACTGTCGGTGTAGGAGTCTCAGTTGGTGTTTCCGTATTTGTTGGTGTTACCGCTGGTGTTCCTGTCGGAGTTTCCGTCACTGTCGGTGTAGGAGTCTCAGTTGGTGTTTCTGTTACAGATGGTGTTCCTGTTGGAGTTTCTGTTACCGTAGGTGTAGGAGTCTCAGTTGGAGTTTCAGTATTTGTTGGTGTTGCCGTAGGTGTTGGTGTTACCAATGAAGCCTCACAATCATCACAATTAAAATAGAAAGTTAGTGGTGCTCCTGTATCTGTTGGGGTAGCAACAATCTTATTGACAATTCTGTAACATCCACTTGGAGTTGCTCCTGTAAATGTCATGTTGAATATATCACCAGCACCGAATGCTCCTGGTCCTAAATCAGCGACTAATACATTCAAAGTAGTACATCCTGAAATTGTGTAAGTTGTGGTTGTTCCGTCAATACAATCGGCACAATTAGGATAGGAAGATATTGGGTTACCACCATCTGTAGGTGTTGCGTTGATTTTATTGATAATTGTGTAACATTCAGTTGCAGTCGCTCCTGTAAAGTCCAAATAGAATGTATCACCAGGGAAAAATGCTCCTGGTCCTAAATCAGCGACAATAACATTTGAACTACTACATCCTGAGATGGTGTAAGTGGTAATCGCACTTAAATCAGTTGGAGTTGGTGTTTGTGTTAATGTTGGTGTAACTGATGGTGTTTGAGTTGCCGCCGCAGTTCCTGTTGGTGTTTCAGCAGGTGTACCTGTAGGTGTAGGAGTTGGCGTTTCAGCCGCAGTTCCTGTAGGTGTATTAGTTGGTGTTGGTGTATTAGTTGGTGTAACCGCAATTGTCCCTGTTGGTGTTGGTGTTGGAGCTGGTCCTCCAATTGTAAGAACAAATGATTGTCCCAAGTATCCCCCCCAACTATAGTTGTATGTGCCAGTATTCATTCCCAAACTTGTAAGTGTTTGTCCTGTAAATAATAATGACCCTTGGATATAATCTTCAAACGATGTATATCCCGTAGGAACTAAAAGAAAATAACTGCCGTACGGGTTAAACACACCAAAACTATTACCACTACCCAAATCTGAAACACCCCCCTCTCCTGAACCAAAAGAGGTTGGGACATTAAACGTGGCTCCACCGTATGCTGAAAAACCATTTACGTCTTGATTTAGAAATACACCAACATTTGGTACTACTCCACCACCGAATCCTAAAGAACCACTTTCAACAAAATCTAAACCATCTAAGTTAAGTCGACCCTCATAAGATAATATTACATCAGAACCTGACTCAAAAAATTGAACTGAGAAAAGTGGTGTGTAGGGGTAAGATGTCCAATATCCTTCACTCAATAAATAATATGAAGCCTCGTCCCCATTTGTGAAACTTTGATTAAATGAACTGTTAACCAATTCCACAAATGTTGATTCACTTAATGGATTAGTCATGTTTTTGGTTCCTTTAAAACCAAGATATGCTGTTACACCCGAAATTGGTGTTGGATGAGTTCCTCCTGAAACAGGATAAGCAATAACATACCCCAACGCTTCGTCAGGTCCGTTCCAAAATTGTGGATTATTTGTAAATCCTGATGTTGGTGTTCCAACTGCTAAACTACCAACTTGTTCAGTACCATTAATTAGTGGATTAGGTGATGGATTATATGTAAATGGTCTTGAGAATGACATAAAGTTTCTTATTCCCCTATAAATATACGGAAATAAAAAAGGGGATTAAATATCCCCTATCTTTATTTAATTATTCTGTCGTCATGAGTATAAATCTCCAAATTTAACAACTACATTGTCATCATCCAACCCATTCTATTCTGTTCTTCAGACATTTTTCTTGTTGCCTTTCTGAACGATTTTGGGTCAGCAACCAACTTTACATGTGTTGGATATTTTTCCTCAGATTCTTTACGTTGTTTCTTAACAATATCACGAGCATCTTTTATATTAAATGCCCAAACATCATTAAATCCACCACCAATCCAATTAAACAAATAATTGTATCGTCCGTCTTTGTCTCTGATTAATTTTTCTGTTGACATATTTGTAGTTGTTTATTGTGTTACAAATGTAAGACATTTTTTTTAAACTACCAAATATTTTTTTACTTATTTTTAATTATTTGAATTATAATTCCTGCCGACCCTGATGATACGTTATAAGTGTTTGACCTATTGTCATGAATATACCCATAATCTTTAAATCTAAAAATGACACAGTCTTTATTTTCAAACCAACCGTGAATTGCGTTTGTCGCATAATCAATGTGTGGATGAGAAATCAAGTTATTTCTCCAATGAGACCTAAAATTTTCTTCTAATTCTTCAACACCTATATGTATTAACATTCTATTTGATATTTATTGTAAATCAGCCTCCCCACAACGATGGGGACTATTAGGACCGTTATCGTTATGATAACACTTAAAAGGGGAAGTTCGCTACTATCCCCTTTTTTCATACCACAAAGATACGAATATTTTTTTATCACAACAAGTGCCCGTCAAGAAATTTTTTGATTGTTCTTCTTAAGACCGCGTTATCTAAATGTGTCCATTCATTTTCAAGATAGTTCGCTAGTTTACCAACCAAATATTTTTTATTGTATTCAATGTTATAAGTTTTGTAATCAATAGAGATTTGCTTAATTGGTTTTTTCATCCAATCAAATTTAATTTCATTTACAGGAAAGTTTCTTTTAAGATGGTTTAATAACTCATCAGAAGTGGTTCCATCATATTTTGATAATATTTCTTTTTTTTCTGATTCTGTAAGGTTCATATTAATAAATATAAGTGTATTTATGTAAAAAATAACAACAAATATAATGGCAAAAGCAAAAAATTCAACAACAACCTCAATAAAAAGAGTAAAAAATAAAATTACAAGACCTGGTGTTCATGCCAAGACGAAGACATCTAATAATAAAAACTCCAAGAATTATGTAAAACCAAATAGAGGTCAGGGGTAATTTGTCTATATTTTATTTATGTTTTTCTTATTATTATTGTAATGGATAATAAAAGGAGATTGTATAGCTTAATTGAGAACTATATTAATGATTTAAAAGGTGATTCCGTAAAATTATTTTATGGTGAGGGGTCTTACATTAAAATTCATAATATTAATTTTGGAATATCCGACAACAGCGTAATGATTGAGGTTATTGTGTTGTTGGGTGGTGTAATTAATGAGGATATTTTGGATACCTCTATGGCTGAAGTTTTAGTTTCTGATTGTTTGGTTTATTTTTTTCCAGATCAAAAATTAAAATTGATGGTTAGATGGGATGTTTAATGATTTCTTTTAGCCATTGTACTCATCAACTCGGCGTTTTCTTTCTGCATGAACTCAACTTTGACTGTAAGTTGAGCAACTTTTTCGGTTAATTCTAAAATGGTTTGTCTCATGTTGTCTTTTTCTTGACTACTTGCAACCAATAACGCTTCTAATTTTGATATTCTATCTCTACAGTCATGGCGAATAAAATCTTCGTCTCTATCTCTTTGCATTGACCTTTTTTCGTAATACCTCCAAGCCGCTGAACTCCCTAATACTGTAATAAGTGTTGCCAATACAGCCCAAAATGATTGATTTTCCATTAAAATATGTTTTTATGATAAATATACCAACCAAATAAAAAAACTAGTCTATTACTAGTTCTAGGAAAAATCGACCACACATTCAAATCCAAATACTGACTCTATAAGTCTTGATACGTTTTTACAATTCTCACAATCTTTTGTTTTTTTAACGACTAAAAATAATGAATGTGAATCAGGAACCCATTCACCTTTTTCATTATCATATGAGTGTGTTGGTAATGCTCTAAATTCGGTTATCAGTAATGATTCATCGTATGAAGTGTCCAACGCAGATTGTATAAGTTTCTTTAATCTATCTTGGTCCATGTCATGTCTGAATTAAGAATAACCGAATAAATATGTTTCCTATTCCAATGGGTTGGCTCAATCAAAGACAATGTACGACCACCATCTGAATCTTCATATAGGTGGTATATCTCACCTATAAGAGGTTCAAATTTATATTTTGAGTCATACACCTCTTGAGTTATCATAAACGATTTTTGGAGGGTTTCTGCTTGTTCTACAAGTTCTTTATATCTTCGGTCAAAAACTTTCTCCACTTTCGAGAGACCGTTTTGTTTAAACGTGGTTAAATCTGTCGCAATTATTGGTGGTGCGCCAACATTACTCGCATAAGGAAGTAAACTTGGATTATCTGCTATATTGTCTGGTTTTTCATTTGTCATAAAAAAAAATGTCCCACAAGTGTGAGACATTAATTATAATAATTTAAAAATAAAAATCAAAGTTATTTACCTCTAAGCATTCCAAGACCGTGTTTTAAGAATTCTTTTGCCCTTGGTGAGATGTGTTGCATTGCATAAACCTTTTCAATATCTTTAACCAATTCTTCACCACTTTCATGTTCTTTATACAATTCAATAATTTTATCCATTGCCGAGTTACACTCATTTTTAGTCTCATCGAAATAATTATATGGCTTATATGTTTTCAAATGGTTCATAATCTCACTAGCCAAGTGTTCTCCACCATCGGATACTTTTGGATGAATTCTAAGTGTCTTTAATAGTTCAATTTTATCAACCAAACCATTAACTCCGTTAGGTCTAATTTGAACTCCCTCAATATAATCTTCCATGGTGTCATCACCAACGATCTCTTCTAATGTCTTTACATTTCCTCCATGACAGAATTTTCTATCATCTTTTTTATCATCAGATTCTTTGATTAGATATTGATATTGTTTTTTAATATCTTCTCTTTCTTGTTCTGTAAGCGTAAATTTTGTTCCCATACTAATAAATATAATAATAAATATTATATGTATAAATATTTAATAGTATGAAGAAAATTTTTATACTCACAAGTATTATACTATTTAGTATAATTGCAAACGGACAATTGAATACGAACATTCAAAAAGTCTCTCAAGATTACAGTGATACTGTAAGATTAAACCATATTAATTACATTTCTGTTTTTAGTAAATCAAAAATGTATCCCGTAATGGTTGAATGGTGGGTAACAAAATCAATGGTTACTTGTACTACACCACTAAAGAGAAAAGACAATTTTAAACCTGACCCACTTTTACCAAAAGAAACCGATATCGCTAAAGATTACGTTGGAAGTGGAACTGATAGAGGTCACATGATGCCAGCTGCAGATAATTTATGTCAAACACAACAAATTCAAGATGAATGTTTTTATTTCTCAAATATGTCACCACAATATAGAAGTTTAAATGCTGGTGATTGGAAATCAGTTGAAGTGTTAACAAGAAAATTAGCAAGTGAAAAAGATAGTATACATGTTTGGTGTGGTAATATCGGTGAGGTTAAAAGAATCGGTAGAGTTGCCGTTCCTGAAAAGTGTTGGAAAGTTTTTTATGTTAAAAAAACAAATGAATGGAACGCATTCTTATTTGTTAATGATACATCAAAACCTGATGGTTATTTGAATAACCAAGTTGATGTGTCAGTTATCGAGAGACTAACAGGATTAAAATTTAAATAAATAAAAAACCCACTAATAAGTGGGTTTTATTTTTTAAAATAACTTTTGAGTGTCGTTATATAATCTTTTCATACTCGACTCAATTATATTGATTTGTCTTTGGTCTTCATCTGAAACCTCAAAACTTTTTGCCTTAATCAATCTAACTTGTTCTTGAAGTCTTTGATATCTCAAAAGCATATCGTCATACAATTTTGCCTTTTCTTGTTGTGTTAAATGTTGTGCTCCCATCTTATGTTTTTTTTAAAAATAATATATGTTTTATGATTATAAATAGATTTTAGATTTTCTTTCGGTCTTTCCATTCCAACCAAAACCCATAAATAACAATTAAATTCATTCCAAATGATGATAATATCTCATAAATGTCTTTATAAATATTCATGGTTAGGTGCACGTGACCAACAACCCAAAATGGTATTGCCAAATTAGATGCAATCCATTTTATTACGTACCGTAAGAATTCCATGACCATCTTAATCCTAACCAATAATCTTCACCTTGTTTTAAATTGGTATATTTTTTTATTCCTTCAACCAAATCATTCCAAAGTTCATCGTCATCGGCAGGATTTGAGCCATTATAATCAATAACAAATGATGGGTAGTCCCCATCATATGTTGATACAACTTCTTGAGTTATCTCAACTATTGGGAATTTATGAACATATTCGGTATTCAAATACGTCTCAACAATTTTTTTAACTTGTTTTGGTGATTTTTTCATTTAATCAATCATTCTTTTCCACTCAACGGTTTTAACAGGTAAGTCAAAATTTTCTGTAAACCATTTTTTAAATGGTTCCTCCCATTGGTCATTAAAATATGCGATTAGTGTGTCATCGTAAGGGTGTTCAACGACTATAGTTGGGCTACGATCTCTTGCTGAACTATTTTTTTCAAAATATTCTGAACCTAACCACAAAAAAATATTGTTTTCACCTTCATCATAATTGCCAAGATAAAACTGAACCATATTTTTGTCCTCATATACTTCTCCGTACTCATCATCATAAGCATCAGGATGTGTATAATTAATCTCATCAATTGGGAATAATTCATTAATATAACCAGTAATTACCCGTTCTAATTTTGATTCTGTAATAATATATTTCATATTGTTAAATATTAAGAGTTTCTCTTAATTTCCCTATCAAAATCTCGTTTTTTGATTGTATCTCTCTTATCTTGATGGTTTTTACCTCGTGCCAATACGATTTCAACCTTAATTAACCCCTTCTCGTTAACAAATACTCTATATGGGACAATGGTTAACCCCTTTATCAATTCCTTCTTTAAACGGTTCAATTCTACCTTTTTTAATAGAAGTTTCCTATCTTGGGATGATTTATGAGTATAATCAGATAAAAACTCGGTTATGTTAGCGTTTTTTAGGTATAATTCACCATTATTAAATGAACAATACGACTCAACCAATGATATTTTACCTTCTTTGATTGATTTTACCTCAGAACCCATCAATACAACACCAGCAACCTCAGTTCGGATAAACTCATATTCAAACTTGGCCTTTTTATTTACTATGTTAACTTGATTTTTCATTAAGCAAATATAATAAAAAAACCCTCAACAATGTTAAGGGTTTTATTTTTTATTTTAAATAGGAATTAAACCATTCCCGTCATTTGATAATAGTCTCCTAAATCACCAACCGTTAAAGGCGTATTAATTGGTCTACCTAATGTTTTATTAAAAATAGGATTTGCTCTTGCAATTTTTTCCGCAGATAATCCTTTAGTTTGTAGAACATACTCATCAGATTTTCCCGCTGCGATTGGGAAGAAATTATAAACATATAAATCTTTGGCATTTTTAATTTTACCATCACGTTTACCTTTAGACCAAAACTCTTTAATTGCATCTAATTGTAATTCTAAATCATCTTGTAACTCACTTAAATTATATGTTTTTCCGTTGATGGTTTTTGACGACCCCCCTTTGTTGTCAGGACAAAATTGGATTAAACCAACACAACCAATACTGTTCTTGACAGAAGAATCTAATCCTGATTCGTGTTTCATTAACTTAATAATTGAATTTTCACTAATTCCAATCTCACTTGAGATTTGTTTTAATTTTTCTTTAAAGGTTGGGTTATTCAAAAGTTCTTGACCTTTTGCGGATACTTTACCTATAGATTTTTTTGGTTCAGAACTTTTATTATCTTTTTTTCCTTTTCCACCAAACGCTCCAGTCATGTTTAAAATATCGCTTAATACTTTAGATAATTCTTGTTCAGTAAGTCGTATAACTTTTTTTGCCATAATATATAAATACTTTAGAAATGAAAAAACCCCACCTTGTGAGTGGGGTTAGTTTTAATTTTCTTCAGTATCTAATGTATCTTCTTTTTGTTCAACCAATGGTTTTGAATCACCAAGTTTTGAGTTTAACAACTTACTAAAGTTCTCGGTCATAACCTTCATTCCACCTGTATGTTGTTCACGGATACTATTCTTCTCCTGTTCTGACAAATTATTTAAAATGTGTTTCATATTTTTTCTTTAACATAAATATCATGAGAAACAAAAAACCCCACCTTGTGAGATGGGGTTTAGAATTACATCATTTCAATAGAATTGATTTTGTCTCCTTGTTGGATTTGGTCTATAACATCAAGACCTTCAACAACTTTTCCGAAACAAGTATGGTTACCATCCAAGTGTTGGGTTCCTTGTCTGTTGTGACAGATGAAGAACTGAGAACCACCTGTGTTACGTCCAGCGTGAGCCATTGATAACACACCTTTATCGTGGAACTGGTTTGGTGCCGTTACTTCACATTCAATTTGATATCCAGGACCACCGTTACCCATACCATTTGGACATCCTCCTTGAATCACAAAGTTTGGAATAACTCTATGGAAGTTCAAACCGTCATAGAATTTTTTTTCAATTAAACTTTTGAAATTGTTGGTGGTGATTGGTGTTTCGTTGTCGTACAACTCACAAATCATATCACCTTTGCTTGTAGAAATTTTAACTTTACTCATAAATGTATTTTTTACAAGTATAATAAAATTTTTTGAAAAAGAAAAATAGTTAATCCCAATTTAAGATTAATTCTCCATCAGGAGAATAAAGTTTGAATGTGATTTTGTGAAAATCAATTCCAAGATATTTTGAAAGGTCTTTTAAATGTTTTTCCACAAGATAATGTGGGTCAAATTTTTTGGCATACATATTATTTTTATCAATATTAGGGTCATTTAGAAAAATATTGACAGACATATCATATCCTATAAAGTTAGGGTTGTCTTTAACTTTAGCAATATCAATATGGTCTAACATTGGGTATACACTTTTTAGTATATCCGAATTAATTAGTTTTGAATAAGCCTTAATTAATTTTTCTTCGCCCATATTTCAATATCTACCTGATAAAAAGACATGAATTACTTCAGGTATTGTAGTACAAACATGTGAATTACCTTGACCATCAGAACAATCTATATACGGTAATTCCCTAATATATTTCTTTAACTCTTTTGGGCCATTTTTAACTCGATTAACTATGTGTTCTCTATTGTAAAGTTTTTTTGAATCATATTGTTCTTTAATTACTTTCTCAATTAAAGTAACCATTTCGGACTCAGTTAATCTTATTATTTTTGACATTTTTTTAATATTTTCTATCAATTATAAATATAAGTCTATTCTATAATCTTCCACACTTTTTTAATTGGAGACCCTAGTAAGTCATCAAAACATCCAATAACAAATGTATTTTCTTTATCACTATAGTTTCTTAACTCAAAAACCAATTCTTCTGTAGATTCAATTGGTTGCTCATCAGTAACCTTATAATCTTTTCCTTCAATATTAATAGTTGTTATCATGTTAGTTTACAATTAGGTTTTCAATTAATACAAATCCCATTAACCCTTCAATATAGTTAACCACTTGTTCTTCAGTACAGTCTTCAATTCGTTTTAGGTTAACCTCACCTGGTGTTAATAAATCAGGAATAACTTTTAAATCCTCAAGGAGTCTAAGGTTCTTAAGTTCAATAGCATATTTGTCCATTGTTTCATCAAGAACCACATTATAACCACCCATCAAAATTTTTTTATGATTATCATAATAATCAGGGTGAAGTAATCCTTCAAGTGATGGATACATTGTAATAGTATCTGCACCACCTCTTAAAGAATTTCTATTTATTTGTGCTGAAACCTGAGTGAATTTTTCTAATAATGTTTTATTCCATTTTAATTGTAAACCAACTTCAGGTTCGTTATTTTCTTTCCAACCCATGAAGTCCCATGTAACTATATTTTCCATAACAATACTTTTTATAAAGTATAGGAAAAATTACTGATAAAAAAACTATATAACTTCTTTTACAGGATATTTGTGTGAAATTTTAAACCACTCCGATACTACCTCAAAAAAAATGTTTCCAATAAAATCTTTACCAAATCGTTTCCATAATTCTGATTTAACAATATCTGAAACAAATATAGTTTCACTTTTAATATCATACAAAAAAAATTCGTTATACCAAGTCTGTTCAGCTTTATCGTAATACAGATAAGGAAAACTAAATTTGTTTTCAATAAATTTTATAATCTCTTTCTTCATCAAACAAGTATAATAAAAATACGTTAAAATAAAAAACCCACCTTATAAAGATGGGCTTGGCAGTGATTTATCTACACTCAAAACAAGATAGTAAAAAACACCTTTGTATTTTATAAATTGTGTTATTAATCCATCAATTGGAGGTGATGTTGTCCATGTTTCTACTAACCCTTTACCTTCAATTGGCTTCATTACGATTTTTCTATCCAAGAAACGAATCGTTCTAGTTATTATTTTTTCCATGTGTCTTAATGTAATTTAGGATTATGGAATATAAATAGTTAGTTTATATTAACTAATCTATTCTTTTCGCATCTTCGAATGATTGAGTTGATATAAAATCTTCGTTAAGTTGTTTAATTACTCTATTCATAATTTCATAATCTTTAACGTCCTCTTTATCATTGCTGGCTAACTTAATTATTAATGAAATTCCACCTGTTAGAATCTGAGACATTTCCAACAAAGATATTTTTTGTTGTTCTTGGGGGTATGTAATAAAAACGGAAACATTACCGTCATTTGGTTTGATTGTTACAGTTAATGATAATTGGTCTTCCATGTGTTGTTTATTTCTAAAATAATAAGAAATAAATTTTAATAATTCAAATTAACTACCACTCTTTATTTGTGTTCAAATTATTTATTTGATAATCCAATACAATTGGTAATCCACCTGTTGATTTTTTTAACATCCATTTTAAATCATAAATAATTTCGTCAAAATCCTTTGATGGGATAATACTTGAATAATTAATTGTGAGTTTAACGTATATTGATGGTTCTGAAACATACTTATTACCACTCATGTCCGTTCTGTCACCTGTTAACATATTCACCCCTTCAACTTTAATAGATTCAATCATATCAACATCATTACAAGTCTCAAAATTAAATCCCAAATCATCACACTCTTTTCTAATATCTTCTAACTTATCATTTATTAAGTCTTGAAACATCTCAACTTTTGATTTTTTCTGTTCAAATATCCTCTTATATTGAGATTCTGTAACAATAATTCTCTTTTTGGATTCCATTAGTCCTTCTACACATCTTTGTTTGTATACATTCACAAGATGTTTCCCAAATAAATCAACAAGTGCAAAATAGAACTTATCTTTATCTTTAGATGATACTTGTAGGTCTTCAAGATAGTTATGCGCCAACATATCACAGGCTTCAGCAACAAAATCACCAATATCCGAAAATTCACATGGATTTAATTCATAATCAACAAGATTATCAATATCTTGTTTCATACCCTCTAAAGACAATCTTCTACGAAGATACGTTGACACATTTTCATTTAGACTACCACATTTTTTTGCGGTGGAACCAACATAAGGAACTTCAATACCTGTCCAATTTTTAATATCTTCTTTAAGTCCTTGTCTCATTCTTCGTTCAATAAATCCAGGTTTTGTTTGGGTTTCCTTCAACCAATCTAAATCCAATACAATATAAACTGACGGCACTCCACCTTCTTCATCAGGTTGCACCCAAAAACCACAGGCTCCTTCCATTGTGTAATCTTTAAGAAATTCTTCAAGAAGTTTAATTGTTTTATCCATTAGTTATAAATACCTAACTAAATAAAAAACCATACATCTATGAAAGACATAATGGTTTTCCGACATTGGACATTAAAGAGGTATAGAATAACATACAATCACGATTAACCGAGTCTGCCCTACCAAATGCTTCAGTTAATTTATTATCAACAACGGCTTGAACAAAGGAACCACCAGGATATCCAACATTCCATTTGGTACATAGAATACTTGTGGCAATATTTTTAATGTGAGAAATGTCTTCAGGGTTAAGTCTATGTTGGATTGGAATTAGGTTGTCATTTTCAACCATAAAGTCAGAAACCAAGTCTCTAACCATTTTCATTTTTTCTTCTATGTTCATATTAGTATTCTTAGGTCACAAAGATACACAAATTATTTTAAAACAAAAAACCCCATCCTTTTGAGGTGGGGTTAATATTATACTGAAGGTGTCGTTTATTTATTCCACCCAAGTTTGGGATAATTTCCAGTTAAAACTAATTGATTAGGGTTATTAAGTGCATCAATAATTTGGCTCTTAATAAACTCTTTATTATTAGAGGTATATGGAATTCTAATTAATTTAATTTCTTTAGTTTTGGTATATTCATTTTTTGATACATCATTATAAATACGTTCTGATAAACCATCATCACCCCCCCAACTTTTAATAGATTTAAAATGTCCTTCTCCGTCAAATTCAAATAAAACTCCATTTTTTGGTATATTACCATTAATTTCTATATTTTTACCTGTATATGGTAAATATATATCAAACATATACTGACGACAAGATTTTGACCCTCTACAATCATCATATCTATACTGAGGAATTAAACCTGTAAATCCCATACTATTTAATACGTCTTTAAGATTTTTTTCCCCTATACTTTCTTTACGTTTTTCAGGGTGGTTTTTTATAAAATCTAATCTAATTTTTTTAAACAAGTTTGGATTATTATACCATAACCACTTATAATCCGTCATAAGATAATTAAACTCCTTATTTTTTTTATAGTTTTGGAGGAAATCATTACTACGTATTTCAATATCTTTATTTTTTTGGTATAACATAATTTTGTCACGTAATGGTATGTTATAATTAGATAACCAACTATAATCTGTAGTGTTATATGTGAGTTTATCAACAACTTTATAGTTTGGAACAAGTTTTTCGTCTTGCGTTCCTAAATATTTTAATTCTAATTCATTACTATGGTCTTTAATATCACTTGAAACGTATCTTGTTGATGTAGGTACTTTTCCAAGTAAAGAATATTCTGTACTTTTAATTTTATCACGTAAAGGTATGTCATTATATTTAAGCCAATAATAATCCTCGGAACCCTGCTTAAGTGTATCAACAACATTATATCCTGGAATAGGGTTTCCATCTATAGTTCCTAAATATTTTTTTTCTATTATGTCCCGTTCTTTTTTCTTCTTTTTATTTTTTTGGTGTAACATAATTTTGTCGCGCAATTCTTTATTATTTCTATCTAACCAATTATAGTCTGTCATCCCATAACTAAGTTTTTCGTCTTGCGTTCCTAAATATTTTAATTCTAATTCATTACTATGGTCTTTAATATATTCTAAAGTATTTTTTGGTTTACCGCCCTCGTTAATACCGATTAACCCCCACCCTTTTGAGTTATTAACCATTCTAATAAATTGGCTTTCGCTAATCGTTACTTTCATATTACATAAATACCCCATAAATAAAAAACCCCCATCCTTTTAATTTATATTGTGATTCTGTTATAATGTATTTCATTGTTTAAAAATCTTCTTCTTCATCTTCTTCATCCATCCACTCCCAATCGTCTTTGTTTAAGTTTTTATTATATTTTTTATTAAACCAATTAACAACTAACGGATTAACATCCCTAACAGCCTCCAAACCAAATAATTTGGATAACCTTGTAACAAACATACCATCAACATAAATTAAATCAAACATACGGTCAGGAACCGTAATTGATTCTTGGATTCTATAATGAATAATGTCTTTTCCATATTCTTCATCGGCAACATTAAATTCACCATCTCCAATATCCCATGTATACCATTTTTGTCCATCCAAATAATTGGATACAAATTTGTTAATTTTACTTTCTGTTATTATGTATTTCATGTTATTATTAACTTTAAATTGTGTCTATCTTCAACATATTACCAAAGATGGAACCCTAGCCGGACGGTGTTTATGACCTTCAAATTGTATCTATCTTCAACCACGGGCGAGGTAATACATACTTTGCCCATTGGTGTTTATGACCTTCAAATTGTATCTATCTTCAACCCACTTACCTATAACCCTTAGGGAATCGTTGTTATCCAGTCCAAAATATTTGGAAATTTCGTCCCTTAATTTGTGAAAAACATATAAATTTCCTGATTTTTCCCATCCTAATATACCATATTCTTCATCAGGAAAATCAAAAATAATATCACTATACTTTCCTTTTTTTTGTTCAAGAGCGCCATATTTCATATCCAAATATTTGAATACAATATTGTTTAATCTATTTTCTGTTATAATGTATTTCATATTTTATACCAATCACTTTCTTTAACAATTCTACTGTCACCTTTTGGAATAACAATATTAATTCCCAAATAATTTTTAATTTGTTTTCTTATATGTTGAACAAAATGGATAAGAGCCAAAGGACGTTCATATTCATCCATAGATTTAATCCACTCATCAGGTACAACAAAAACCACATTCATTGTAAATGAATCTGGTGATGAGTGTGGTAATTCAAACGCAACTTCCGTAACCTCATCAGGTTTAATTAATGACATTAATTTATTAATTGCGTTTTCTACTTCTTCTTTATCCATAATATATTTTAATAATCTTCGTCTTCTTGGCGGCATATTTCATGTTATAGTTCTTCTTTTTTTATTTGATAGAATTTCAAAGCCCACTCACTACCATAACTTCTAAAATCAATCCCGAATAAACCTTCAAGAGTTTTTGCAATTTTTCTTGTACTTTCTCTTAATTCACCTGAGGTCTTTTTATTTTTAACATTATCAAAGGTTACCATGATTATTTTTTGTGTCACAATTCTTTCACCCTTTTCATTTGGACCTGAACCTAACATTATACGCTGAGTCCCAAACTCAACATCAACAACATCATTATCATCATTAAGAATATATTCCTTAATCATGTTTTCCATTTTACTCTCAGTTATAATGTATTTCATATCAATATAAAGTTAAAGTTTTATAATCCAATCCTGTTTTATCTTTGAACCATTGTTTGAATACAGGTTTCCACAAATCACCAAAATAACCATTGAGAGAATCAATAGCATCTTTATCTATAATTTCAACAAAAGGTGATACCAATATCATCCTTTCATATTCAAATTTGGTTATATTACCTTGAGCATAAATTGTTTTATAATATTCTTTTCCTGTCCAACTAAAAAGGTAATCTGAACCCTCATCACCATAATAATCGGAATTCACAAAATCAAATGCATCAATCAATGGTGCTCCATCTGAATCAAAAGAGTCAAGTTTAAAAATTTCGGGATTCCCATCTTTTGACGCAAATAGTTCATCTATAAAATTATAGATGGTGGAATTCATTTTGGATTCGGTTATGATGATTTTCATGTTATTAAAATTCTTTGATGTAATCTCCGAACGCATATTGGAATGAGTTCTTTTTTAGAAATATTTTTATCTTAGAGGCATCAGACCTATCAAATCCATTCCATTCAAAATAACTTGGACTTTCAACATCAACGGACATATATCTACCAGCTTTTTTAATTTTGACACAACCTGACTCAATGTACTTATTCAAGTAGTCATAAATTAAATTTTCTTGTTGTTGTTCTGTGATGATATATTTCATATACAAATAAATATCCCGACCATTGTTTAAGATGACACTAAATGAAGAGACAATATAACAAAGGAGTTCGGACCGACCGAAGGTCGGAAACGGCGGAACATACTGGTTAAAAAGAAGAATTTATTCCCCCTACTTAGATATTATCTTAATTGTTGTTTCGTCAATATACGTCTCATCAATGTCCCATAGACCAAAATGACCCCACACACAATACTTCTGTTCACGTCCTTTTGTAATGGTCACCGTGGTCCCCTTTTCAAGAGTAAGAATATGGTCGGGGTGTTCATAATCTTTAGATAAATGTAATCTACGTTTTAATATTGCGTCAGCTGTCCACATAAGTTATATTTTTGGGTTATGAATATCCATATGAGTAAGTCCACTTACCTTACGATGAAATTCAGTATCAAGCTTATGTTTAAGACCTGTAACCAAGTCCTGAACAATGTTTGGATGATATCCAAAATCCTCATATATATGTTTTGCAATTTCAAGTTGAAACTCGTTATCCAACATTTCTATTAATTGTGATTCTGCATCCATAACTTAAAAATTTAAAACCTCCCCATCAGAAATAACCTTTTCAAATTTAAAGTCATCAGACCAATCATAATTTCCTGGTAACATATTGGGTTCACATAATCCAACCTCAACATTCATTTTGGTTTGAATCCAATTTTTAATTGGCCCCCTATCATCAATATGCATAGATAGAAATTTATATACTGTTTCAAAGAACCTATAGTTCCACCAGGCATAATTGGTGGGAAGATAATAATGTATAATCCATTGTTTTGTTTTGGTATCAATTAACCATAAGTCTCCCTTCTTGTCTCTATAAAGAGTACAACCCTCACACATTGAATCAACCATATTGAAAAACAATTTTTCCATATTATTTCTTTTTATATTGTTCAAACCAATCTATTGTGGTCATTTCTTTGTAATCCTCACCCAATGTATATCTCATTCTACTATGTAATAATTCAATTACTTCTTCTTCACTATACTTATTCTTGTCTTGTTCTTGTTGCGATTTAGCGCCTTGAATAAAACTTTGTTTGGCAATATAACTATCGGCAGGATGTACATTTTTGGTGTCTGTTGCCCATAAATCAGCAGCCTCTTCAATTGTTTCTTGTGGGATAATGATTTTGTAATTTTCGTAAATCCCCTCAATTACGCTACCATCTGCAAGCCAATCAACATATTTTCCATTTTCTAACCTTTCAGTCTCAACCTTCTCACAACTTGGATTCTTTACAAACCATTCTAAAAAAGTATCATCAATAGATTGTACACCGTCTGCAATTAGGTCTCGGTCTGTTGTTAGGATTATTTTTTTAGCAGAGTAGTAAGCAGTATCAATAGCTTTTACAATTTTCTTATTCCAAATAATCCAATCTCCTTCTTTAATCTCTGAATCTTCAGTGATGTAGATGTGGTGAGGTATTTGTACACCATCTGGTATATGCATTGTTTTTTTATTGTCATACAACTTTCCTTGATGTATATACAATCTTGATTTATCTGTTGGTAATAAATGTATGTTTTTCATATTATTCGTATTTGGCTTTTAAGGTTAAGTATAATTGATATTGTTGTTCTTCTTTCTGCTTCAACATATCTCTATATGAGTTTAATTCTTTTTCTGAGACCTCACTAAACCAATTAGCGAATTCGATCATTTGTTCTGCTGTAAATAATTCTTTATTCATGATACAAAGATAATCAATTCCCCAAATATATTACAACATCCACAAAAATTATTTTATTATTTCAAATACGTGCCACACAAAAACTCCATCAATATATGTTTCAATGTATTTCATAACTACAAATATACATCACCTCCAAGATTAACCATCGATCTAATTTCTTCTCTGGTATATTTTTTGGAGATTGGAGTTCTATACAAATACAAACTACCTCCAACAGATTCAAGGTTTCCAAGAGATTTAATTGAAGTTCCTCTCAAATCCAAGTTACCTCCAACCGATTCAAGGTTTCCAAGAGATTTAATTGAAGAATCACACAAAAACAAACTACCTCCAACCGATTCAAGATTTCCAAGAGATTTAATATTAGTTTTCTCCAAACTCAACCACCCACCAACCGATTCAAGGTTTCCAAGAGATTCAACCGAAGATCCTGCCAAATCCAAATTATCACTTATTCTATAAGGAGGATTTTTTCTTCTTTTCAAGAATACTTGCAACATATCCCAGTCTTCAAAATGGGCATAAGGAATTGTTAAAATTTCTTCTTCAATATCAATTAAAATTTTTTCCATAACATTATTTTTAGGATAACCCAACAAAGATAATGAATTATTTTAAATAAAAAAAGGTTGGTTTTTATTTGGATATGTCGAATTTATATATACCTTTGTTAAAAATAAAATTTACTGATTATGACACGAGAGCAAGTTATATTACAAAAAAAGGCAACCGCACTAAATGAGATTAGGAAGTTATACCATCCATTAACAAACCATGGATTTACTTACTATGAAGGTGAAGGAAGCAGAATGGAACAAATTAGTTATTTGGTGGAGAGAATCATAAAACAACTTGAAAAAGATTTACTTGAATTGAAACAAAAATAGAACATCAAAGAAATAAATGATTGGTTAAACAAAACTTCGGAAAATACAAAATGAAAGAATATATTTTTGAAAACATCTTAAACTCAAATATTGAGATAAGAATTAAAGCAAACTACTATGCCCAAGCAATGGATTTGCTTTTGTCAGCAACAAGGAATATTGATGATTATAGACTTAAACCTGATGGAAACGAGTTGTCCGCATGACAAAAAAAGGGGGGCGGGGGGTTTGAACCGACCGAAGGGAGTTCGGGTGGTCGGCGGTATATGAATATCACCATTAAAAATTAATCTTTCCCTTATACACAGATTTAATGTTATCCAAGTATTCTTTCATTCCAATCATACATTGACGATAATCAATTTCTTCACCAAAATTAAATCGGATATTCTCTTCTTCTCTTTTAAATAAATTAATTATGGAACCATTAATGTCAGATAATATCTCCTGATAAATTCTCTCCTTATCTCTATGGTCCTTAAGAATAGATCCCATCTCAAAAATTTCTCCTTCCAATTCCTGTATTTTATTTTCCTCATGTTCCATAACACAAAGGTAGTTATTTTTTTATAAAAATAGATAAATCAAAATTTATTTCTTATATTTGTTGTGATAAAAATTTAATTTAAAAACAAATATAATATGAAAACGATAACATCAATTTACCACAGACACTTTGTCTTTACTTATGTGCTGTTAGTATCTGTTATTTTTTTCGGTTGTGGAAGCGAAACACCAAAACAGGATCTAACACCTATTGACAAAATTTATCCAATTATTGATAAAATTGATGCTGCTGATGGAAACGGCATAAGAAATATGAGATTATACGTTATTGATAGTTGCGAATATATCGGATACATAAACGCATTTCATAGCGATGTTTTAACACACAAAGGGAATTGTAAATTTTGCGCAGAACGTATCAAAAAATAATATTACTTATAACGTCCGATAATAAACAATCGTTTTAATGTTGTTTATCATTTGTTAGGTTTTGTCATTAATTTGTTTTACCTTTGTAAAAATATGAATAAAATAGAAAAAGAAGAGATTTTAAAAATAGCACATCAAGAATACGTTGATTGGTGGTTGCCAATGGATTTAGCTTGTGATTCTTGTATGGGAGCAATGAGTTATGATAGATTTTTAGAATCATTATTAACATATCCGCATGAAAAATGGTTTACTCGCTGGATTGGTGATAAAATACCATCAGATAAAATAATACCGTTCAAAACTTTTATCTTTCGTTTGTTGGTTTTAAAATATATTGAAAACTCAAAACAAATTAATGATTGAACCTAACTATCGCATACCCGATATTCATATCGTATATGCAACCAATGGGTGTGGCATAAACATAATAAGATGGGGAAGGTTGTTTAATTGGTTATAACATAAAGACAAATAACCCAGAAAAAAGGGGGCGGGGGGATTGAACCGACCGAAGGGAGTTCGGGTGGTCGGAGGTTTACGAATATCCCCAAACCAAATACAATAAAAAACCCCAACCTATAATTTACTATGAATCTTATAGATAAAATAACCTTCAATATCCCTTAACATATTATCAATATTCTTTCCCGACAAATAAAAAAAATCATGAACATCATCCTTAACGGTTTTTATAGAGATGATGTTCCCATTGGAAAAATATATCCTCTTTGGACTTCTCCTAACAACCGAAACCTTCTTATCCCCCGACATATAAAAATCACCCACCTTGGAATCCAAAATAAAATGATGAGCCTTTGACCATAAATTTTCCATTCCACAAAGATAGACATTTCCCCAAAATTTTCCAAAAATTTTTTTTCAGGATTTAGGACCAAATTGAAATAGGGGGTCGTGTTCTTAAATCAAGGGGTGGTGCTCTTATTCCCCATAGGTGGTGATCTTAAATAAAAAACCCCTCTGTTGGGAGGGGGGATATTAAACTTTATTTTCGCAATTGTTATTATAATAATCTTTTATTCTTTCACCATATTTCATATCAATATAATGGACCATATCATAATATGTTCTTTCCCATTCTTTTGAAGTATCATCCATATTACCAAAATATTTATAATACATTGAGTCAATTGCGGCCTCACCTACCACATCCAATAATTCTTCACCACTCTCATATCTACATATGTTATCTGGTCTATAAATTGAACTTAATCTATATTCAACCTCATAATCCAACATACTTAACACTCGTCTAAGTTTGAGAGATGATTTAATTTCTTCTTTAAGAACTTTTCTTATGGTATCTTGTAGATTCATATTCAATAAATACTATGGGGTTTAAAAAAAGGGTTGGTGCTCTTATTCCCCATAGGTGGTGTACTTAAATCCTTAGGTGGTTCACTTAAATAAAAAACCCCTCTGTTGGGAGGGGTTAAGTTAATTAAATTGTACACCATCCGAGACAAACTTTCCCGAAAGTAATTTTCTTAACAAATAAACAAAAATTCTTTTTCATATACATAAGTTTTACTATAAGATAAATAGTCAAAAAAGGGAACATTTTTTCCCAAAATTTTTAAAGTCGTTATATAGGGGATTATCCCCCCTAACCTGACATTCTGACAGTATGTAAGGGGGGATACGGGAGGGGAGGGGGGTGTACCCCCATGCCAAAGGGGGGGATGACAGGGGTATGTGGATAAGTTAGTTATCCCCACCCCTCCTATGTCGGTGTGGATAAAAAACACCCCTCCTATAGTTATCAACAGTGGGATGTGGACAAGTTAGTTTGGTTATGTCACTATGACAGGTTTGACGGTAAGGATGATGGGGTTGCGGTGAAGGACCCCAACATTAACTTCTTATTAAGCTTAAGTTCCTGTGGAATGGCGGGGGACTTATGAATACCATCCATCAGTTCCTCCATGGCTTTGTTAATAGGTGATGCAAGTTCAACCCTATCAGGGTCCCCGATGAATAGGGATAGGTATGGGGACATATAAGGTTCCCCACGTTTAAGGTAATTAATGATTGGTCCCCAAACACGGAAACCATATTGGTGTCCAAAGGCGAAGGGGTCAATTATAACGTCGAGATATATGGTGTGTGACCATCTTGTTATATCTTCATCCTCTTTAACAAAGACATCCTTAATGAAGGGGAACTCTCTCATGAGAGCTTTCTTGGTTACCTTATACTCATAGTTGTTTTCTAATTCTTCTCTTGTCATAATAATAAATATATGAAAATATATTTGGGGGTTTGAATTATTATCCATACCTTTGTATTGTCACATATCGGGAGATTGTTAAGACGGGCTGGGGGAAACCCTTGGAGCTGAATCAGAGGCGGCTCGCCCTATAAAAAAAATATGGGGACCATAAACTAAAAACCCCACACATATGGAATAAAAAAATTCCGTGTAGGTTATTAACTTTCTCTTACCCACAGGGTAATATTTTTAATAAGATTATTCATTAAACATTAACCCCAAACTTTACGTTCATTAAGATACTGAGTGGTGAATCCCCTACTGAGGGGGAATATTAACATTATACTAATAAATATAATTAATATGTTGTAAATCTAAATACTTTTTATATCTTTGTACCATGAGAAAATTTTTACAAGCTTTATTCTTGGGGTATATCATCATGTGGATATACCGTATGTTAACCAAGAAAGATTAATACCCCGCCACGTCGGAGAAGGGGTTAGTAACCGTTCTCTTTGATGAGGTCCTGACATTTCCTTACCATATCCTTGGGGGTTATGTGTTCACCACCATGGACATATAACCCCTCTATCTTTGCATCCACACATGCCCACGCATCCATCCCTATTGGTTTTCGTTGGAAGGTTCTCTTCGCCTTCTCAAAATATAATGTTCCGAGTTCCACTTCCTCGTTGAGAGAGATTACCATTCTTATTCTCCCCACCTCTATTACGTCCATTGCATATGACAATGTGTCCACAGTTATTTCCATGTGGATAAATATATTCACATTGTGAACAAAGTGAACAGATTAGGGTTACGGAACACATAAAATAAACTTATCCACAAATATACTTTTCCACATGACACTATGACAGGGGGATAAAAAGTTTGGGGATGTGGGTAACTTTAGGGGTAAAAATTTGGATTTGTCAAAATGTCAGGGGACGCGTTAGCATGGGGATAATCCCCTGACCCCCTTTTGTGGTATTCCTGTCACTACACTATCCCCCACTTTTTACCACCGATATGGTTATGTGGATAGTATAATGACCACTTTTTTCCCCCTGACGATAGTGTGAGGACCATATTTTTACTATATACGTTTTCCAGATAAAAAAGGAGTGTCTAGTGTAATGGGCGGTGAAACGAACGTAGTGAGTGTTACAGAGGGATTTTATCCCCCTTCAACGAGTGTCGAAGACCGACTATAGGAGTGAACCGATAGGTTATTTAACCCCATACGTGGTGGATATTATATGTCCCTTCATAGTGGAGACAAGTCATGTGGTGATAAGTGGGAGACTAATGGACTCACATAAACATAGACCGTAGGTCTTATCTTACGAGTCCATCTCATTCCCCACACTATATGGTTAGGTCGTAGATAGTATGTTATCTATTATCCGTAGGATATTGTCTTTTTATACTATATATTATCTAACCACTACATCACATGTCATATGTCTTGTCGTTTGGTGGGGACAAGTTATAAGGTGGGGGAATGTGAAAGGAATGAACGAAGGGAATGGTGTCACGAAGTAGACACCCATGGAGTGAGTGAATTAGTTTCACATTAACCACATACTCTTATATTTATTTCATATGAAAGTAACCATCACAGAATCTAAACTTACTAAAGTCATTCACAACTACATTAATATGTCATTTGAAGGATTTGATGATTCTTATTATGATTGGGCTGAATTTAACTGTGGTATGGGTGTTTGTTGTGACCCTTATGCTGTAGGGTTTGTTCTACCTGATAGTGAATATAACGATTATCTATTTAAATTGGTTAATAGTAAGTACTACGATGATGATGGTGATTACCCTTCCGAACTTAAAGGTGATTTACCTGAACCTTGTTATAATCCCCCTAATATAAATAACAAAGAGTTTGATACCATTATATTATCTGATGAGATGTATGAAAGGCTTGAGAGTTTGTTTGGAAGTGTGGATGTTTGGAGTGTACCTTTATTGACTATTATAAATGGAGTATTCAATACGAACGCATTGTCTTATACACATAGTTTTAGATAATTAATAACCCATCTCCTTTTGTAAATCAAACTCTTCTTTATCCGCTTCTGAATATATGTTAGTGTTTAACCAACGAGTAATCCCTGTATAAAAGTCAGGACCAATGTTATTCAAATAAGTCCAAACTAAATTAGTAGAATTCTCTTTGTCGTATGCATCTACAATTTCATACTGTTCTTGAGTTAAAATCTCCACGTTTTCGATTAGTTCTAAAGCTGTCATAGTTTTAAGTTGTCTTTATTTGTGAGATACAAAGATACCACAATTATTAATAACCCCAAACTTTTTTATAATAGACTACAATTTGAATAAATCATTTCTTGTTAGGTCAGGATAATCCTCTATTGTATCTTCATTATCCTTTGGCATTGACGACATTAACCACAATCCTTCTGCGGCATCAGGTGGTGTCATATACATATTCCATCCCATAAACTTTATATTATCTTGGGTATATGGTATTTCATCTCTACCTTCGTGTCTTGCTTTCTTAAACCATTTGTATGCCTCTTCATTATCAGTTAGAATCATTCCACCCTTTCTCATTTTTAGTGTCTTCTTGGGATGAAACGATAAACACATGAATGTATTTGGTATATACATATTTGAAGTGAATCTTCTTGCTGAATCATAAATTGGGTATGGTTTTAATTGATACAACCCTTTCCACTCCACATCATCAAAAGATAGTTTTCCCCCTGATGCCATTACAGCCTGTGGAACCGATAAGTAAGTCTTCTTAGGTATTGTAACATGTTCCACATTCAAGTATGTACAACATAAAAATAATGCATCAGTGCAATTATCTAATGCCACTGCGTATGGAGCTCCCGTATATTCGGCAATCTCCTCCTCAAACATTTGTACTATCTTATATGGATTGTGTTTCATTGTCTCTAATTATTTTACATGGATTACCGTAAGCAATTACATTATCGGGAATGTCTTTTGTTACAACTGAACCTGCACCTATTATGGAATTCTTTCCTATCTTTATCCCGTCAATTATATTTGCACCTATTCCTATTGTTGTTCCTTCTCCTATGGTTACGTTTCCCGCAATGTTAACTCCTGGGTTGATAGAACAATAGTCACCGACGTTTGTATGATGACCTATGGAAACATGTCTGTTGATTGATACAAAGTCTCCTATGGTCGTGTGTGCGGCAATTGATACCTTTGAATTGATTAGAAGTCCACGACCAAGTTTACTCGTGTAAGAGATATCCAAACCATCATGAATTATATTCATGAATTTGTTCTTATCAGGATTTAATGTCTCCACGATTTTTATCTTATGTGATGGTTGATATACACCAAGAGCCATCAAGTCGTAGTCATCCATATTGACCGTGTTAAACATTTCAATATTAAATCTATCATGTTCAAATGTGTTTAGGATTGGTAGATTCAAATTATTGTATACGTGAATATCAGGTTGTCTTGTATTATGTGAATACAAGTTATCCAATATCATCGTAATGTTATTATCCCCCTTACCTAATATTAATAATTTTGTTGCCATATCCTTTTTCTCTTAATTCTTTTGATGTATAGTGTTTCATGTCCAACTCATTCATTATCCTATGGGCACGTTTTAATAACTCCATATTTGTTGTCTTTACCTTATCTTTGTAATATAGATTATCTTCCAACCCGATTCTAATTCCATCAAAATCTAATAACCCGTATGTTGTACTCTTTAGTTGTTGTGAACCTATTCCACCCAAACAGGTAAATGAGTTTGATGGTAGATTGTTTTTGATTGTTGATAAGGTACCCAAATCACATTGACCATTGTACATGTTTCCTAATATGATATTGATGTGATATGGTGGCTGTAATATGTTCTTTGAAATAATGTAATTTGTATAGTTTAACATCCCTGTATCAAAACATTCTATCTCAGGTTGAACCCCATACTTATCCATCTCATTGATTAAAGATAATATCATCTCAGGTTGATTGATTGATGTCCCTGATGGAAAGTTTAATGATGACATTGTTAGTGAACCCATGTCAGGATATAATTGTAATACCTCCGACCTTTTTTCTAACTCAGGAAAGTTTCTTCCCGTTAATGATACACAAATTAATAGTTCAGGACAATATATTTTTATCCCCTCTATTATCCTTTGATATACTTCTTTCTTGTAGGTATTCTCTAATGTAACCTCATCTCTTGCATGTAAATGAACAATAGATATTCCAATCTCGTTTGCCTCATAAACTGAATCAATTATTTCATTTGGTGTTAATGGTGCAAATGAATTACTCCTTGTGGTTTGAGTTCCTGTTGGTGTGAAATTTATTATTTTTTTCATTCAATATCCATTATGTATGCCTTTATTTTAAAAACCTCTCTAAACTTATCATCAAATGTTTTTTCATATATAACTTTTTTTAAATTGTCTATTCTTACATGATTTATATTGTCAAAAACTCCCAAACTTCTTATATGCCAATGATTTGGTTTAACCGAAATATTAATTACTTTTTCTTTATTAACAATAACAACTATATTTTCTTCATTGTCATTTATTGAATTATAAAAAATGTTTAAGGTTAAATCAATTGGGTTGTAATATAATGTGTAATGTAAATTTCTATTGTAAAATGCCTTACCTCTTTTGAATTTATCCTCAGATGGTTCATTTTGAAATAATACCTTTCCGTTATTCATGAAAAGATTTTTTGTAAAGAATTCTAATTGTTTTGGCTCAAGTACTTTCATTTCATTTTCAATGAAATCTCTATTATAGTTTTTAAAATGTTCAGGTAATGAACTTACTTTAAAAGACTTAAAGGAACCAAAAAGAAATCCATCT